GTCAAGAATACTGCGACAAGCGGAACAGATTGGAATTGTTGGCATACATCTATTCCAACAAGTTTTACAGTTCTTAACGCAACTTATGCTGCAAATGCAGCGGGAGCTGCTTATTTTGGAAATGGAAGTACGGCTATTTCGCCTACATCAACTGTCTTTACGGTATCTGATGCTCTTGATGTAAACGCATCTGGTCAAACCTATGTAGCCTACCTCTTCGCCCACAACGCAGGAGGCTTTGGTCTGACTGGTACAGACAATGTGATTTCGTGTGGGTCGTTTACTTGTGATGGTAGCGGCAATGCCACAGTTGATCTTGGATACGAGCCACAATGGATTCTTAGAAAAGCATCAAACGAAATTACAAACTGGGAACTGTTTGACAATATGCGTGGGCTTTCTGTTACGGATAACGCAACTAAATTACTTTATCCAAATTTGTCTAATGCAGAAGAAAACACAAGCAAAGCAAAACCAACTGCCACAGGGTTTATTGCTAAAGGTGAAATTTCTAAAACCTACATCTACATCGCCATTCGTCGTGGCCCGATGAAAGTGCCTACGAGTGGGACGAGTGTGTTCTATCCAAATGCTACATCTGGAACTACTAATACACAAATCACAACAAATTTTCCTCTTGATCTAAATATAGTAAGAGATAGAACCGCATCAACAGGGTTTCAATCTGGGTTTGCTTGGTCTGATAGACTTAGGGAACTTTCTTCTACGACTAGTGCTACTACTACTGGATTGCAATCAACAAACGCAAATGCGGAAACAACTGGAATATGGGGGCTTAACAAATTTGTTGACAATATAGGTTTCAAAATAGCCGCAGATTATTCTGGTTTAAGTCAAATTTATTATTCATTTAGACGTGCCCCCAGCTTCTTTGATGAGGTTTGCTATACAGGGACGGGAAACGCAATGACTGTCAACCACAACTTAGGTGTAACTCCTGAGTTGATGATTGTTAAAGGAAGAAGCGGAGCAACGGGGTGGGTTGTATACACAGCTTCAACAGGCGCAACAAAATATATGCGTCTTGATAACACAAATGCAGCCGCTACATTGACAGCCGTGTGGAACGATACTTCGCCTACAAGTAGCGTATTTACAGTAGGTTCAAATTCTAGTGTGAATACTGCTAGTGCAACTTATGTTGCCTACCTATTTGCAACTTGCGCAGGTGTTTCCAAAGTAACGAGTTTTACAGGAAACGGAAGCACTCAAACCATTAACTGTGGATTTACAGGCGGTGCAAGGTTTGTCATGATTAAGGCTGTAAGCACTACAGGGGACTGGATGGTCGCAGATTCTGCAAGAGGAATTGTTTCTGGTAGCGACCCCTATCTCGAATTAAACAATACTAATGCAGAAGTTACTGGTGAGGATTGGCTAGACACAGACAGCACAGGTTTTGTTGTTAACGAGGTATCTGGCTCTAATGCGAACACCAATGGCGTAACCTACATCTATTTAGCAATTGCTTAAAGGACTTATATGCAAGTACGAATTAGAACAACTGGACAAGTCATGTACGAGAGTGAGTTTCGTACACTCTTTCCAAACACATCACTACCCCAACAACTTACAGAGGCTCTCATCAATGATCTAGGGGCTGATGTAGTCTTTGAAGGCCCACAAGCATCAGGAGGTACTGTTTACCAATACTCTCAAGCACAAGGTGTTGAGCAGATTGATGGTAAGTGGTACACAAAGTATGTGTTAGGCCCTACCTTTATTGATACTGTTGTAGATGGTGTAACAACTACAGCCATTGAGCATGAGAACGCTTATAAGGCTCAGAAAGATGCTGAACAGGCTAAGAGTGTTCGAGCTACTCGTGATGCTAAGTTGGCTGAGTGTGATTGGACTCAAGTAGCAGATGCTCCTGTTGATAAAGCTATATGGGCTACATATCGTCAAGCCTTGCGTGATATTACAACGCAGGATGGATTCCCTTGGACAGTAACTTATCCTGAGAAACCATGACAAACGAAGCAACAAAAATAGCATCAGCAGCTACCTATGGAGGTTCTAGCGCAGCAGTAATCTTTGGTCTAACAGCCAATGAGTTTGCTGCTATCTCTGGCGTTGTGATTGCTATATGTGGTTTATTGGTTAACATTTATTTCAAGCATCAACACTTGAAAATTGCTAGGGCATCGGCTAAAGCTGATGAAGAAGAAAAGTGATTGAATGGGCTGAAGCATTTATTGCTGCAGCCTGTGTTACTTGCTTTGTTATTTTTTGCACCATTGTTATCGTATGGTGCTTTCCTTAATCTTGGCTGTATCTATTGAATACAGGTGTATTAAGTGGACTTGGGTTGGAGATGTTTACAACCGAAAAGTTTACTGTATTGAATGGAAAAAGGTAGATCGGAAATGATCCCATTAGACCCGATTGCTGCACTTGATGGTTTGCAAAAAGCCATTGGGATGGTCAAGAAAGCCAGTAAGGTAGCTAATGATCTAGGTGGTCTTGCGCCTATGATTGGCAAGATGTTTGACGCAAAAAGTCAAGCAACTAAGGCAATGATCCAAGCTAAGAGCAGTAAAAAAGGCTCTAACATGGGTGCTGCCTTGCAGATCGAGATGGCCCTTGACGAAGCAAGGAGGTTCGAAGAAGAACTCAAGATGCTATTCCAAGCGACAGGCCGAGCAGATGTGTGGGCAAAGATCAAGGCTCGTCAAGCAGAGATGGACTTGGCTGATGCAAAAGAGATCAGCGCACTCAAGGCTATGGAAAAAAAACAGAAGCAAGAAGAACAAGAGCAACTGGAGATGGCATTACTCATTGGAGGAATTGCGTTCGTTCTGCTTCTCGTTGGTATCGGCATAAATGAGATTATGGATTTTTGCCAAACTACTAAGCGTTGCGGAAGATGAACGAGTATCAAAAGACATTTGATCTGGCACTAAAGATCATTATCTATGGTCTTGTTGCTCTATGGTTTCTTGGCTTTCTAAAGTTCTTGCCTGATGATTTGGCAGACAAGATTGTTAATCTGCTTTTGGGAAAGGTAGGTTTAGGTAAATGAGAATTACCACTTATCAACAAAACGCCAAGATGTTGTGGGAGGCTCATAGGGTGATCCATCAACAGAATATGCAACGTTTGGCAGAGTTAACCCGTCAAGCTGACCAACAAAAAAAAGCCTATGAGATTAAGACTCAATGGCAAAAGGTAGATGTTTATGTTTAAGTATTTGATCCTGCTACTTTTGCTAACAGGCTGTAAAGATGTTTATCGCTACAAATGTCAAGACCCAGATCAGTTTACTGCTCCTGAATGTCAAAAGCCTAGATGCTTGTTTACTCAAACTTGTCCTGAATACTTAGTAGCACCAATCTTGGAGAAAAAAGTTAATGAACAACAATCAGAAGCCAAGCCTAACCCCTGACGAGATTGAAGTCCGAATTTGGGGTTTTGTGGTCGTTGCGGTCACTTGTATCCTATGCTTCATTGTTGTTGCTCTGTTGTATTCTGTGACATTTGTGACGCAACCAATCAAGAGCATGGCCCCGATTGATCAGGCGTACACCAAAATGTTAAACGACATTGTGTTGTTAATCGTAGGTGGTATTGGTGGCGTTATGTCTAAACGAGCAGTAGGCGCAGCAGCCAATGCTTTAGCGACTCCAAAGCCTCCAATGCAACCAATGTGTCAGCCAATGGGAGGCTCTCAGGGTGGTTATGGCTCGTCCTATGCGCCTCCACAATCTGCCTATGGTTTGCCAAGCCAACCTTTTGGTGCAATGCCTGTTTGGAAGAATCCAGAACTAGATGAATCTTGGACTCCTCCTCCTCCTCCAACTACTCCTCCAGATTTGCTAGAGGACGATGAAGAACGAGAGCAATTAGCACAAGCTAGAAAAGAGGTTGAATAATGTTACCTATTCCTTTACCTTGGCTGATTTTTGGCGTTCTAGTTTCCCTTTTTGGGACTTACAGGGTAGGACACCACTATGGTTGGCTAGAGCGTGATAACGACATGAAAATAGCCATTGCCAAGAAGAACGAGGAGGCTCGTCAGATAGAGCAAAACATGAGTGAGAAGTTAAATCAACAATCTGCGAAATTACAGGAGGCTAACGATGCTATCAACAAAAAAACTACTGCTCTTGCTATTGCCAATCGTGCTGGCAAGTTGCGCCTCTGCCCCACAAGTAACATACAAACCGCCCCAAGTTCCCCCATTGCCAGCGCAAATACAGAAGCAACCAGTCAACCTGACAGACAGGCTGACACAGCTTCTGATGCCGAAAGAGCAACCATCGAAGCCATTGCAGAAATAGTAGCCCAAGGGGATAAGAACACAGCAGCGTTAAATGCTTGTGTGGACTCGTATAACTCAATGAGAGATTTGTTAAATGGTAAGTCCTGAACAACTTAAAAAGATGCACATAGACCCATCTCTAGCAGATGCGTTTAATGAAACATTTGATAGATTTGGAATTAGTACACCTGTTCAGCAAGCAAGTTGGATTGGTCAATGTGGGCATGAGTGCGGTAACTTCAAGATACTTGAGGAAAACTTGATGTATCGTGCTGCTACGCTTTTGAAGTTGTTTCCAAGAACACCAAAACGAGCATGGGGTTTCACGCCAGAGGAAGCTGCTGCCTATGAGCGACAACCACAGCGTATTGCTAATAGGATTTATGGCAATCGTATGGGAAACAGGGATGAGGCTAGTGGGGATGGTTGGCGTTTTCGTGGTTCTGGATTTCTTCAGTTGACGGGCCACGCAAACTTCTATCACGCAGGTCAAGCCTTGGGTGAAGATTTTGTTATGCAACCAGAGTTAGTCAGGACACCTAAATACGCTGCTATGACTGCTGGGTGGTTTTGGCAAACTCACAAGTTGAATCAGTACGCTGATACTCGTGACTTCTTAATGATGACTAAGAAAATCAATGGAGGCACGATTGGTTTGGATGATCGTATCAAGCATATCAATCATGCCTTGGATATTCTCAATTCTTAACGAAAATTCCATCTTTAGTTAAGAATCCTTTGCGATCTTTGATCTCCTCATATGCGCCTTTAAAGCACTCTACGAGATCAAGATCAGCACAAGCGCAACCCATTACTAGCGTTACAAGAATATCTCCATAAGCATCTTTAATTGCTTCTGGATCGTCTTTAGAGATGGCATCAAACAGCTCATCTAGTTCTTCTTTGGTCTTCAAAGCTTGAGCATAAGGTGTGCTGTTCTGAACAATTCCTCTTTTTTCCCCCCATTGAATTGTCAACATTTCAATTTGTGCGTAACTCATTTGCAAGCTTTCATAACTCGTTGTTTTTTACCAGAGTGTCCCTCTTTAGTTCCAGTAATCTCAATGTAGCCTTTGTTTAACAAGGCACGATAGCGAGGTGTAACTGATGAGTATCCATACTGAGGTAATGCTTCTAGCACTTCATCTGAAATACACCCATTAGGAAAGCTCTTAATCGCCTCATAGACGATTTGTTCTAGCTTGGTGGTATCAACTGCATGGGCAGCATCATGCGAGGTTTGTGGATCGTTTGTTCTAACTAATTTCTTTGGGTTAGTTCCAAACACTTTTTCAAAAGCACCTTTAATATCCATGATCTTTTCCTTGAGGTGAGGGTACTAGCGTTCGTCCGACATTTCTGTCCGTTTTCCCCTCGTAAACTTACTTAAAATGGAGCGTCATCATATGCAGCTTTTTTCTTAGGCTGCAGAGATGCATCAGCGTTTTTATTCTTGACAGACAAAGACATAAACTTGTTACCATCTTTGCTTACCTTGATCCAAGCAGACAGCCAGTATTCTGTTCCATCTACATTGATACTTCCCTTGTAATCAGGAAACTTTGCATCGTCTTTGCGGTCATTCTTAAAGAGTGAACCCCTGTTGGTATTGTCGTATTCCATATTTATCCTTTCGCACTTTTTAATGCACTTCTTACTTTACTAGGAAGCAAAGTCCACAATGCTATCTTTTGTTCAGCATCTAGGTTCTCAGCTTCCAACTTTACCCAAGCTTTCTTAGGTTCTTCTTGCTCACAAATAGCAATTAAATCAACTGCTAACTCTCGCAAATACTGTAATTCTTCTTCAGGAATATTATCTGTCGCACCTTGTGTTGGCGTGATGATAATCTTTTCTTCTTTAAGTGGTGCAGAAGAATCAAGCGCATCATGCTCAACAATCTCCATTGCTGTAACCCATAGATAGCGTCTTGTATAGGTTTCTACAGCACCAAGATTCTGGATTGGGTGACAGCCTTTAAGATTGGCATCAGCCATTGGCGAAGTAATAATGATGTTAGTGCCATCATCTACATCTGTGATTGTAAGGCTTGCAATCTCAGCATCGTATGACACTACGCCACATAGACCTACATCAGCAAATATTTGGTTAATAGTGGGAATAAAGTCACCAAGTTCAAAGTAGCTGTAGCCAGCAAACTTGTTGTGACCAGACTTCTTCAGAGGTGCGTTTTGCAGAGCGATTCTTGCTTGCATTAACTTCTTATGTACCATTTCATTCTTCCTTTAAATAATCTTCAATCATTGCTTCTTTATCTTCTTCATAGAGGTCTGCAAACTCTACAAAGTGATTCTCTTGACAACATGAGCCGTAAGTTTTTGGCTCACAGCAGTAACAGCAGTAAAGCCCATGTGACAAGTCCTTAATTGCATCTTCTCTTGTAAGTTGCCTTATCATTGTAACCTCTGAATCTGCTTTGCTACAAGCCATTTATCACCTAATTGGCGAACAGATTTGACCCATTGTTTTTGATAGCTTCTGATGACTTCTGGTGGAGCATCGTAACTTGCAAAAATCTTGCGTACATGAGTTAAGAATCGTGTGTTCATTCTTCTGCCCTTATTTTTAACATTGCATCAGCGTGTTGATAAGCACGAAAAGCAAGTTCTTTCTTTGTGTAATTATTTAATTGCCACATCGCACTTTCATCAGGTGGATATTGGCTTATTAAAGCTGCCATTGCTTTTGCAGCAAAGTAGTCACGCAAATTTAATTCTTCTGGATATTCCATCATCCTCTCCATGCCAACATAACACCCCAACCGCCAAAGATGATGATTGCCAGAGTTGCTTCAACTACGAATGTGATGATCTTGCTTTTCATTTGGTTTTCCTTAGATGGGGGACTAAGCCCCCTGTTAACTTAGATTGATTTACGAATGTCCATTTTTGTGTTGACTTCAAACTGCTTACTATCAACACATTTAACGCAACGATACTGAATTGGCTCTTGTTTAAACTCAGTCCAGTTAACAGACATTGGAGTGCGTAAAACATTGCGTCCACAAGCTGTTTTAGATGCCATTCCATAACCGCTTTTGTTTAAGTGAGTAACTAACATT